GGGCAGGGGCGGACGAATTAGGGAATTTCGTCTCTTGCCCAAAATGTGGCGAACGCCGCAATCAATATGGCGATTCTGTAATCGCTTGCCAGCATTGTGGTGATCGTACTTTTTCTTATGTGAGGTAGGGATGAGTGCGCATACACGCCCCGCGCCCGTCGCTTATCCCGCGCCCCGTTAGCCCGCTATATCCATTCCGGCGTGTGTATCCGCCGTTCTGGTCGGAGGCTCGCAATACTTGTTCGTAGCAAGTGAGCCTCCGTAAAAATATCTAAAGGAGTAAAAATGTCGAACATAATTGGTCTGGAATTACAAGATAGCACTCGCCGTATTGTCGTCAAGGAATACGACGAAGCAGGGAATGAAATTGGTCAATATAACAAATCCGTAGAAGTGTTCGGGCTAACACAGCGTGCAGCGGACGGGCTTACGCCCTGTCCAGAGTGCAAGGTTTTAGGCGGACATTTTTCGGATTGCTCGCTTCGTCGTTCCGGAATCGCCCGCCGCTAAAAACAACCGTTGTGCGGACTCGCCCAGGAAGGTAAAGAATGTCGGACAGAAATTTTGAGTTGCGTATCAATCTAACCGAGGATGAGGTTTCTGTTTTGGCTAAATCGTCTCACGGCAATTCGTCAGTAGCTCAGTTCGTCGAATCGATGATCCGAGGATTTATAGCCGCCCAACAAAGCGTGCAACAGATTAGCGGTACGGATATGTCCATAATTGGCGCGGAAGAATGGGAAGATGCTTCCGTAGAAGATGATGAGTTATAACTCGCCAACCGCTAACGCAAGCCGTTAGAAAGCCTCGGAGCATAAATGTTCAAACTCCCGATCTATCGACCCTCGCTGCTTGATTTGTTCTGTTGTGCTGGTGGTGCTGCTCGTGGCTACCAGCGGGCGGGATTCTACGTCGTGGGAGTTGACATCAAGCATCAGCGCAATTACGCCGGCGATGAGTTCTACCAGGCTGATGCTCTTGAATTTCTAGCAGAGCATTATCAGAAGTTTGATGCTATTCACGCAAGCCCACCATGTCAAGATTTTATCCCCACCATTCCAGAGAAGCATGGTACAGCGCACTTTCTCCCTGATACTCGAGACTTTCTTTTGAAAACTGGCAAACCGTGGATCATCGAAAATATACCCGGTGCGCCAATGCGTGCCGATTTCAAACTGTGCGGCTGTATGTTCCAACTTCCCCGCCTTCGTCGCCAGCGTCTATTTGAAACTTCTTGGCATGGCTTCGCGTTACTTCCCCCGTGCCATCATCCAGAGCATCCAATTAGTGTAACTGGTCATGGCGTGCCATCTGCAAATTACTACCGAGATAATCTAAGGGGTGTTGAATACGGAATATTAGCCAAGAAAGCTATGGGTATCGACTGGATGACAAGAGACGAATTATCTCAGGCAATCCCGCCCGCTTATACCGAATACTTAGGTGGGCAGCTAATGAACGTTCTTGGCGCAAATGGCAGGCTTTCTAATGCCAACCGTTAGAAGACTCTTGACCACCAGCTAAGTATAGGAGAAAGAAAACATGAATCTACCTTCAAAACTGTATGTCTATATCGACGACGATGGCGAAACCCAGGTATTCATTGCCAAAGACAGCCTGCAAGGGTGTGCCGTTTTTGACGAGACGCGCATTGTCGGCGTCTACAACCTTGAAAAGACTGTGAGATTGTTGTCAGCAGAGTCCCAAGTCGTTGAAGCGGAATAAAGCCGCTCCCGGCGCAATCCATAACCGTCTCTACAAGCCACTGTAACGACTTGTTACAGGCACTCCCTGCGATTTGTACGCCTTTCAGGTCTCATACTAAGGATACTAAAATTCAGCGGTTGAATTTTGGTGTCTTTTTTGGTATACTGGTTCAGACGGGACGCTCCTTTATAGCCTGCCGTTACCTGTGCCAGAATGTGAGATACCGTCTAGCAGGGTAGGGACGCCGACCAACCTGCAAAAATCAGCACTTCCTGTCTTAGGCGTAAGATACAGTGCATCCCTATGAAGACCCCTCATGGTCGTGAGCCAAGCTGAGGGGTTTTCGCTTTTTTACCTGAGATATATCTCCACGAACGATGAATAAATTATGCAGCCGTTTTGACCATTGCCAACGGTCTGCTGACCGATGTGTTTATATTCTGCGTTGTCGATCATGTACTGGATCTGGCTGGTGATGGTCGCGCCGTCCACGCGGGGGGCTTGATAGGCGCTCATTAAGACTGTTGCAATGGGTTGGCAGTTGGTGGGACCATCGTCGCACTTGACCAGCCTTACGCCCGTAGGGCTCACGCCTGTACTTGGATTCCACGCCAGAACCCACCTTGCAAAAACAACCTGCCTGCCCTGTAAATGTGATCCTGCAAAAGAGATCGTACTTGCTGTGAGTGCCTGACCTGGAAACACCCAGTCCCCGCCGTCAACGGTTCCCGGAAGTCCGCCGTTGGGGTTTCGATAGAACTGTAACGGAATAAGGTCGGTGGTGTTTGGGGTCGGTGTAAAGGTCGGCGTGTTTGTGGGAGTCGCTGTCTCGGTCGCCGTGGGTGTAATGGTTGGTGTTTCTGTCTGAGTGGGTGTCTCTTGCGCCTCGTCGATGCAAACCGACCCGCTGATTTCTCCAGGCGTGCCGAAGGGATAACAGACGGGGGTTTGCAGGCTCGCGGCAGGGGAGTAGCTCAACGCGAGTAAAACGAACGCGAGGAGCAAAGGCACTTTTTTCATTGAAGCCGACCGCGCGTGTCGATCCAGCCCAGTACTGCGGCGCGGACAACTGTCGACGCGGTTGAGGTTTGCACTCTCATTCTGACCTGAGCAGACGCATTGGTCATCACTTGCGTTATGGCGCCAATACTTACCGAGGCAGCCGAGCTGGAGACCAGCAGATCATACGCTCCGTTTGCGCCGCTAGGCGCCACGTCGGCGCCATCCAGATCAGAGAAATAGATTGCGCCCGGCAGATCGGTATTTGCGGTTCCGGTTCCCTGGATCGAGAGAATCGCATCTACCTTGATGCCAAAGGGGACCGTAAAGGTCTTGGTCAGCGCGGATGTTCCGGGGTTGGTGTCGCTAACATCTGCCACCGGGGTAGACCACATAAATTTATCGCCGTTCTGCACAAACGGCTTGATCGCTCCGGCTCTCCAGATGATCGAGCCGATGCGCCGCTTATAGTCGTAGCTGGCCGGCATGGTGGGAGAGGAGGCCGAGAGCGAGGCGAGTATATCTACCACGCCGGTGTCAGAGCGCAGGATCTGGTAGATGTGGTAGGTCTTTTCAGTGTGGACCGTTTGCGTTCCCGACTGCGACCCACTGGTGTTGATGGCTGCCCCGCCAGGCGTTGCCGAGATCTCGAAGGCGCTGGCAGTCAGACCCGCAGAAATGACGTAATAGGTGGTTCCGGCGGTCAAGCCGGTCGGCAGTGCGCCGGTCGTCGCAAAGACAACCTTATCGCCGGCCGCCAGGGGGTGCGAGTTCCATGTGACCACGCACGGGCTGGCTATCGTCATGGTGACGGTGGACGACCAGCCCGAAACCGTGCCGGTGTCCAGCATCCCGTCGTTTGTGCCCACAGCCCAGGCGGCGTCGATCTTCTTCACCAGGGCGCTGTCCAGGACCATGTTCTGCGCGTCGGTATCATCGCGGCAGTTTCCGGCTGCGATGTCCAGATCGTTGGTGGGATCGGTCCCATCGTTGGAAAGCGTCAGGCCGTGCAGGTGTCCGGTGGGGTAGGCGCCGGTGGCGTAGAGCGTGTCAAAGAATGTTTTCATCCAGGCGCGGAGGGTGGTCAGGGAAGCCCACTGGCTGCCAGACAAGGCGATCTTCTCGGTCCCGGTCGGGGAGGAGTTTTCGCCGCTTGGAGCGTTGGAGATGGTAGGCATAAGGATTTCCTTTCAGATCATTTCAGTTCGATCACGCTGGGGGTGATGGTCGCCTCGCCCCACTCGATGGCGCTGAGGTCGTCCCAGAGAATGGGCGTACTGTCGTCCCACAGGATCGCACTTGTAAAAGTGGCGTCCATTTCCTCGCCCAGCGGTAGGCTGTCCAGGCTGATCGGCTGTGCGCTCATCTTGGCGCCTGGCTGGAGGTTTCGTGTTCGGTAGTCACCCTCTCGGGCGCGCCGGGGTCTGCCATCCTGGCTAGCGCCGGAAACAGGATCTTCAGTTCTGCCTCTGTGAAGTCAGGGAAGGCTTGCCTTACCTTTTCTGCCAGCGCGGGCAGGTCTTTATCCCTTTCCGCCCGCTGCTTGAGGCGTTCTTCCATGTCTTTGAATTTATCTCTTTTCATGTCTGCACCTATGCCAGAAAAAAACTCAGGTTGGCGGAGATGAGGGTCAGGTCTATACCCGTGCCTCCAAAGTGCCCGACGCTCAGGCGGACCGACTGGGTATCCTCGATCACGTCATGCGCCGCGACGAGAAGGGTTGTCCAGTCCAGGTCTTGCGGGTCGTAATTGTCGGTTGCAGTGTAGGAGGCGTCATACACGCCATCTTCGTAATAATCCAGGGCGGCATTGAAGCCGGACGGGTTGACGTCTGCAACCGGAAATGTCACCTCCGCCAGCATCATAATTGCCCGGTCTGCCTTTATGGCAGGGTTGCGGATAAAGCGCGAGGTGTACCCGGGCATCTGGATGACACAGGCGTCACTCTCTTTGATGCGCGCCCGCGAGCCTCCAAACTGAAGGTCACGCCAGGCTCCGGGCGGGACGGCTTCCCCGTTGGTGATGAACGAGTAGCAAATCCCGCGCGTGATAGGGATATCCAGGTCCAGGGAGCGAGCCTGGAGGTCCGGGAGTTTTGCAGTCCCTTTTTCGATGCCGGTTTGAAAATTCTTCTGAACATCGAAGTCACTGAAGGCGCGCTCGATCTGCTGGATCTCGGCTTCATTGAGAGTTTCGCCGCGCAGGAAGCGGCCCATAATCTGGCTGTTGGTGGTCATTAGATCGCGCTCTTCTTCCGTACCACGATCCGCAGGGTGTCGATCACCGTCGCCAGTGAGTTGAGCGAGCCCTTGATCAGCAGCTTATAAGTGCCGGAGGGCAGGGTCGAGAGGAATTTCGGTGTTGTAAAAATGACGGTCGTGCCGTCGTTCGAGACCACCGCCGCGCCGGTGGTGTAAATGGGCGCGATATCGGTCTCATTGTTGAGCTTGAAGAGCGAGACCGTCGGGCTGATCACCGTCCCCACATTCACCTTGCGGATCTGAAAGATCTCCTCCGACCCGGCTTCCCATGTAACCGTCTTTGTTCCGGGGTCATATTGGATCATTTCACTGCCTCCTCCTTGGAGGGGATGTACAGGAACGCGCGGACCGTGCCCGTCCACTCCTTGCTGCGTTTGTCTGCGGATGTCTTCTCGGCGTGCGGCGGCATATACATCGTGGCGCTTTTCCCGTGGAGCGTGCCGTCGATGGATTCCAGCCGTATCACCTGTGCGCCCTTCGCCATCTCCTCCAGCGCCCGGAAGAGTTCGGTCGGCTTGTGGTCCTGCCCGCCGCCGTGAATGGTTGTCTGCCCCGGCGCCACTTCGCAGTCCAGAGAGATGTAGCGCGCGAACGGAGTGCGCTCGAAAAACTCCATCGACCACTGCTCCAGGATGGGCGGGGTGGTGGAAACAGAGGTGTTCATCCTGAAGCGCGGGCGCAGCTTGCGTTTATTGCCCACACCGATCTCGATAGAGTCCTCCGGGCTTTCCACAAATGTCCCAGCCTGGAACCAGGTGCTCCCGCCCACGTAGTTGTCCATCTGGTAATCCACAAAGATCTCCATCCCCGAGTCAGAGAGGTTCTTTGTTACCGCCGAGAGTTTGCCGAAGAATTTGGGGTTGGTGTTGAGGTCGATGGTCGAGAGCTCGAGCACGCATTCCGGCATGTACTGCACAGACGGGTCATTGATGGGTCTGGGCGTTCTCGGAAATACCTGGTAGATCAACTCCCCGCCGATCTCCGTCCAAAGGAAGGGGTTGGTTTCGTCGTTCGGCTGCCAGAACACCGAGCGGATCCTGCGCCCGACCTCGAAGCCTCGCAGGCATTCATGCCAGCTCTGGGTCTCGTTGCTCCAGATCATCACACTGGATGTACCCTCCACTCCGGCATCCAGCGCGACGAAGACCCAGCCCAGAGCCGAAATCCCGCCGCGCACATAACCCACCCGTGTCGCCGGCAGGTTGGAGAGCCACAATCTTGTATCTGAGATCGTCCCGCCAATGAGCTGCATCAGGTTTGTTTGGAAGGAAATATAAAGGGGGTCTCCGGCGATGATCATCGCTTGCCCGTTGTAGATCGAGGGCATGTCCTTCGCAGGATACTCGCGCGCCACAGCCCGGTCATTGGATACCGTGAACAGGTTATCTTCCTTATGCACGAACAGGGAGCCGTTGTGGAACCGTATCCCTGTGATCAGTGTATTTGTAGAGCCGATGTAGATCCCTTTTGTCCCCGTGGCGTTCGGCAGGAGGAAGGCGAGTGCCACGCCCCAGCCCACTGCTTTGGCGCGCGAGGCGGTCTTCGCTCCGCCCGACCCCGTTGCGTCAGTGTTGTTGGCGCGCCACAGTTGCGGACCGTCCGCCGGGTCGAACCCGGCTTCCACGAAGGAAGCCGTCCCCTGGTTGCCCGTCGCCGCTTCGCTCCCGAAATTATGGACCTTGGTCGAGGAGTTCCACTGCATCCGCCTCATCCCCACGCTGTCACCCTGGGGGAAGTAGGCGATCCCGTTCACGACCGCCGGCTGAGAGTAGACATACCCAAGCCCGCTAGCACCCACTGCTGCGTTGGTAAACCCGTTTATGCCGGTCGCGCCCACTTTGTGGAACCAGTTCGAGGCGTAGACCACATATTCGCTGTCCGAGGATGGGTTTACAGACCAGGCCGGGGAAACCGTGAAGGCGGTCGTGTTGTTGTCGGTGATCTGCCTCGCCTGCCCCGCGCCTGTCCCGCGAATGATCTGGATCCAGGCTCCGGTGTAGCGGTCGGCGGTCATATTCAGAGCGCCATCCACCAGACTAAGGGCCGTGCCGCTGGTAGCCTTGCCGCGCCCGCCGTTGATGTAGAGAGAGGAAGCCGCGCCCGAAAGCGGGCTGTCCACCACGTACATCGCCCCGTCGAAGAAGAAGGGGTGCAGGCGTCTCTCGGTGTCTGCATCGGTCAGGCGGTAGTAAGGCGAATAGGCGGTTGCGGTCCAGGTGCTGTTATCTGCCGAGCGTTTGCCGGCCGCGGCCGCATCACAGCCGATCTCCCAGCAATTGTCGTCGTCGGTGTCACTCGAGGCGAACACCAGGTGATAGGTAGTGGAGGCCACCAGGGCGAAGGCTGTGGGTTCGCCGTCGAAGATCACCATCGGCGTGTCGGGGATGTCGCTTTTCGTGATCGTGACGGACTGGTGGAAGGTGATCGAGTGGGGTTCGCCCGCGTCGTTGGGGCGCAGGGTGACGGTGAGCGTTCCGGGGTTGCCACGCCTGCGGATCGGGAACTGGATGTGTCGGCCGGTAAAGCCTGAGGACGCGAACGAGACACTCAGGTATGGGTCGCCGTTGGTGCTGATCTTCCTCCACTCCACCGAGCCAAACCAGTGCAAGTCCTGGCTCCTGAGGCCAAGCCCGAATCGCCAGAGCAGGGTCGGGTGCGCCTTGCCGAGGGTTTGCAGCCAGGCGTCCTTCGCGTCCCAATATCCGAAATGCCGGCTTTTGTTCAGGAACGACTCAAGCCCCCGTCCGAGGTGGTACGAGATCTGTGATACCTGATCCACCGGGGAAGTGGTCTGGGGCGCGTTGTCCCGGATGGAACCCACTCCGTCCCTGAGCCGCAATCCATACTTGAGCCCGCTGGGCAGCGCCAGCGCCACTTCGTGGGTGTAGGTCGAGGAGCCGGGGTAGACGTTGGAGACAGGAGTGGGCATTTTTACATATCCCGGATGTTCAGGAACTTCGAGATGGGCTTATTGGTCGACTGGATGCGGTTGCGGCTCTCGATCTGCGCCAGGTCGCCGCGCTTGATCTGGAGTCTCCTCATCATGTCCTCGCTGATCCGCCCTTCCTTTTCCAGAAGGTAGCTGAATAGTTCACTCCTCACATATTCGATAGCCAGCGGGTCGGGGATGGTGCCGGAGATTGCATCCTCGTAGGTGTCCAGTGTCGCGTGATAGCCCTTGTACCAGATGCGAAAAGTCTGGTTCGCCGGGGTGGTTCCGTCGTAAGGCGGCTGGTCTTTGAACTCCAGCACGTGCGTGCCCGTGGAGGTTGCGGGGTGGATCTTCTCGCATTTGGTGGTGTAATCGGGCCAGCCGTCTGTGTTGTTGCCGATCTCCACTTTCTCGATCGGGTATCTGGCAACCGCCGCGGGCAGGTTGTAGCGCAGGGTGGCAGCCGCGCCGGTCAGGGAGACATCCGTCAGGGAGATCAACCCCATCTTTTGGAACGCCTGGTTCACAAGCCTCAGCACCGTGTACAGATTCCAGATCGGGTCAGCAACCGCGTAGTAGTCGCCCGCGCCCACCACGGCGGTCAGGGCAGGGGAGAAGGTGAATGTGCCGCTGGAATCCGTGAAGGCAGAGATGACGGAATATTGATCCACCGGCGCGAGGGCATCCGTGGTCACACGGATGAAGGTGATCGCATCCTTGAAAGAGTCGTCGTCGTATTTGCCTGTCAGAGACGAATCGGCGAGAGTAACCGACGAGCCGCCTGTACATTTGCCCTCTAATACAATGGGCAGAGATTGAACCAATAGTTGCCCGAGGTTCATTTACGCCTCTTCTTCCTGCTGATCGTCTTTTTGGATTTACCTTTTTTCAATGGCATATTTCACCTAGTACACCTTCCATTTTTCGTTCAGATAACTCCTGACAAGTTCTCTATTGGCAACAGACAGCGCGGAATTGAATAATAAAAACTCCATGATGTAACCGCTCAGGTTTCCGCCGCCCTCGAAGTTGCCAAAGAGAGTGATCCCTGTCAACGCCTGCGCGCCGGCGTCCCCCGAAGAGATCCCCACGCCATTCTCGAACAGCGGACTATTTGCCCCGTTGAAAACCACCTCATAGAGGGTGCTCTCGGTTGCCACGACTCCACCACCCCAGCTCGAGCCGGCAAACCAGTTGATCTGATCGGTGTAATCAAACGCAGCGTGTCTCTTGTCTGAGGCGATCCCGTCGAAATAAACCTCTGTCCCCGAGTAAGCCGGGTTCCTTGCCACAAGAAAAATGGTGTTGGGTTGCGCGATCTCGGTAAATGCAGCGGTGTCCAGATGGTCTCCGCCGTCACCCAGCGCCGCGGCTCTATTGCCCTGAATGCCTGTTTTGTAGGCGGGTCTCGCGCCTTCGGTGCCCTGCGTCAGGTGGTGAGCATTCCCGCTTTTATCCAAAACCTTCCCGATCGGGTCAGCGTCTGCGGCTACCGCAGTCGTCCCGTCTGCGTCCTGGAACAGTGTCGAGAGGTCCGAGAAGTCGAACCACGTATGAGGAGCCAGCGCCAGAACAGACGCGCCCGAAAGCAGATCGCGCCTTGTGCGTGAGTAACCCCTGCGTCCCTTGTCGGTAAATCCCATTCCCATGGTTACACCTTTTTCAGCCAGAGTCTGCCGGGCTTCCCGCGCACCCTGACCCATTTATAGACATCGCCGTTGATGATCTTTTTATCCCCTGCCTTTACCTTCTTCTTCGGCATGGCTACACCAGAGAATCTATATTTGTGTCCGGGTTCTGCAAATTCAAGCGGTCCCATGGCTACGTCCTGTTTGTATTTTTCCTGGATCTCACGCGCCACCTTCTCGTCTTTGACGTAAAAAGAGTTCCTGCTGCCGAAGAACATCTTTTTGCCGCCAACCTCCACGTGGTCAAAGCCGGGCTTGGTGGTGGCTTTCATCACCAGCATTCTCTTTCCGGGTTTGTAGTAGCCGCCGATCGCCATCAGCTCACCGACACCTTGATCTTCTTCGGGTCCATGAATTTCGCGCAGTGCTCAACAAGTTTCTCAGGGGTTTCGTTCTCCAGTCCTCTGTGAAACTCGCCGCGCATAAATTCCACTTTCGACAGATCCATATTCGGCAGGATCTCGTACTCTGCAAACTCCGCGTCGATCTTGAGCAGCTTGATCCTGCCTGTCTCTTTCAGAACATCACCGGCTGAAATAGACTTCACCTCGAACACCTGCGCGGCGGCCTCCGCCCGCAGATACATCGAAGAGGCGCCGTTGTTCTTTTCCAGGTCCCCGCCGATCTTCACGTCCCGGCCGTCTTTGGTCACAGCCAGGTTATGCGGGATGACGTTCTTCACTCCCGCCAGTTCGATATTCTTCAAGAGATATTCATAGTTTTCGGGGATGGGTTCGTAGGCGTAGACCTTCGCCTTGGGGTACATCTTCGCCAGGTAGATGCTTACCAGTCCAATGTGCGCGCCGATGTCCACGATCACATCGCCGTTCTTCACGCCCAACCCGTCCAGTTTGTAATCTCTCACGATCTCGCGCGCGATGATCTTGCCCACGCTCCCGGCATGGTCGGGCTCCACAAAATCGAAGGCGGGTTTATAGCCATTCGGGACGATCCGCTTCACACCCTTCGGATTAATAATGAGTTCGTCGTTACATTTGTAACAATAGGCGCTCACTGTCCCATCCGGGTTGGTCAGTCCGGTCTCGCTCCATTCATGATCGTGTTTGGGTTTGGCGGCGATCTCTTCGATCACAGGCTTGAGGTAGGTCTGGTACACGGTCTGGAAGTCGAAGCCTAAAGCAAAGTCTCGGGCTTTCTTTTCCAGCTTCGGCATGTATCCGGTTCTCCAGGCTTGATAGGCTTTTTCCAAAGCATCCACGGCGCTCTTTACATCCGCGATCCCATAGAAGGAATTGTTGGGCGTCCACTGCTTCGCGATGATCGGCACCTTCCAGCCTGCCCCGCAAAGGGTTCCCTGCGCGGCGAAGTCGGTTGTGATCACCGGCACGCCGCAGGCCTGCGCCTCGATCAGGGGTACCCCAAAGCCCTCGCCCTTCGAGAGCAGAATGAACACATCGAAGGCGTTATAGATCCTTGCCATCTGTTCAGGACCAAACATCTCGCCGGTGTAGTATTGCCACACATCCGGACCGATGATCTTGATCCCATACATATCCGCCAGCGCGCCCAGGTTCATCCCGCCGAACTGCCCCGAAAGTTCAGAGTGGATGTAATACGCCGAGTCGGGGTGTCTTTTGTGGAAGATTGAAAACGCCTCGAAAGACTGCTGGAAGCCTTTACGGTCGAAGAAGCGGTCGATGTTCGCGGCAACCGTTCCCACCACGAAGGTCTTGTCGTCTACGGTGATCAGCCTCTTCTCGGGGGGGCGGGGGGCAAAGACGGCTGTGTCCACGCCGTGAGGGAAGTAGCGCGCTTTTACTCCATGCTTTTCCAGTTGGTCCTTCCCGAACAGACTCATTGCCATCGGGTAGGGAGAAGCCTCGAAGCGCGAGAGGATGTCGCCGGGGATAGGGTCGTGGTCGATGGGGCCGATCGCCATCCACGGCACGCCCAGAGATTGCAACTCGTAGAGCGCTTCCATCGGGATCGCCCATAGGTCCATAAGGGTGATGATCAGATCCGGCTTGCCTCGCCTGGCATATTCCACCATTCCCTGCCAGCCGTAGCTGTGACCGTTGTTCGTGATGGGAGAGGGCTGCCATCCGCCCGGCAGGTGAGCAACACCGTCGTACATAATGGCAGTGGCGTCGTCTTTATCCATTGCCACCACGCCCACAGTGTGCCCGTCCTTTTGGAGCAGCTTCACAAAGGCATTCGTCTGCACGCCGTAGCCGGTGCGGTTGTAGATGCTGGAGGAATGCCAGAGAATTCTCATAACGGTTCACCCGCTGCGTCGCTCCAGACGGCTCGTCCGCCGTTGTAGGAGCAGGAGTGGTCGCTGTCACTGTGTCCTTTGGGGAGGGTGCAGGTCAGTGGCTTGCCGTCCGGTCGCTGCCGGTTGACGTGCCCGCATTTAGGGGCGGTGATCAGCTCGTCTTTTTCAAGCTCTCGCCACTCCACAACTTTGGTTACATCAGCCGGTTTCTCTTCCGGCTTTTCAGCCGGGGTTTCTTCAACAACTATTTTCTTTTTGGGTGCCATTAGATTTCCTCTGTTCTGATTGCTGTGCAATCCTCGGGTAGTGAATAGATTTTGTAAAAGCCAAAACCCGCGCCGGGAACAATTCTTTCGTAGATCTGGGCGATGGCTTTTCGCTCCGCGTAACTCTTCACCAAATACTTGTAGTGCAGGATGGGGAACGACATCACCATCCCGATCCCAAACGGTGAGCCGCTGTGGATCGTCTGCCGACCGCCCGCCAGTTCTTTTGCGGTGAGCCGGGTTTGCAGGTCAGGGTAGAGCATGTCGTTGACGATGTAGTGTTTTTCGTCGCCCCACAGGTTCCAGCGCGGGAAGGTATATATGCCGCTGTCGAATTCGCCGCGCGAGAGCCAGTCGACGAAGTCCTCCCCGATCATCTCGTCGTCGTCCAGGCGCAGGACGTAATCGCCGTGGCACATCGCAACGGCTTCATCCAGCACGCTTTCCAGGTAGCCGCCTGAGTGAACATCCGTGCCGTCCACAACTTTTACAAACTCCGCGCCCAGGGCTTCGGCAACCAGGCACATATCAGCCAGGAAAGGCTTTGCGCGCGGCTCGTTCTTTGTCACACAAAGGATGGATAATTTCATGGGATCGTACTTTCTGTCAGCCAGGTATCTTCCCCGGCTTCGCGCCATTCAATCGTCGGACCGCGCATACTCGTACAGCGGAAGCAGGAGAGCGGCGTTTCTGCCTGGTCTAAAAATGCCTGCAACTTTTGCTCGGTGATCCCATCCAGAGAGAGAGCGTCCGTCCCCTCGGGTTGGTTCATCACCACGCGAGGAATAAAAACAGAGGTGCAGCAGCGATAGAAGTATCCGTTGTTCAAGGCTCTCGTCCATTTTTTGAACCAGCAGAATTTATATCTGTGCGCGGCTTCCTGCGGGCTTCCGTGTTCGCGGGTCAACAGTGCCGAGAAATAAGATGTAACCCGCGCATCCTTGACTTCCAGGTTTCGCCCGGTTTCGATGCATTTATTGCGTATCCACAAAACATCTTCGTCGCTCACCTTGCCGGGGTAGAGAGACAGAAAAAGCGTGTCGAAGCTCTCCCAAAACTCAGGCGGCTGCCGTCTGAGCGACATGCCGTTTGTCCATACTTCGATCTCATCCGCAATGCCGCTTGCGCGGACGATATGAAGGATGTCCACCAGCCGCTTGTGCAGGGTTGGCTCGCCTCCCAGGATGGCGTACTTTTCGACGTGCGCCACCTCCCGGAAGATATGCAGATCCCGCTCCACGCTCTCCGGCTCCACAAAGGAAGGCTTGAGCGTCCCTACCATCTGTGTACAAGCCACGCATTTACACTGGCAGGCGGTCGTAATATTCGTCTCACAATGCGGTAAGAGGATCATCCAGAGCCTTTCCAAGTTCCATTTTCGGGAACACATCCAAATGCGTGTCGAGCGTGCAGTTGTAGACCCGCCCTCCGGCTTTCTCGTACTCCAGCTTTGCCCGTCGGTAGGCTTGTTCCATGCGGGGCAGGTTGGGGTTGTGCAGGCGTGTGCCGGGTTTGAAATAGTCGTCTGTAAAGTGATCCGGGTCAGAGCCGGTGGAAAGAAGAATCTCGCCTCCGTCTTTTTTATGAGGGGGCAGTTGGTAGCAATGTTGCACTCCCAAGAGATACGCGGTTCGTATGCCCATATAGAAAGCCAGTTGCAGCAGGAAGTATGTCACCGTGAAACCCAGCGAGAAGGTGTCTCCGTCCAGCCAGGCAGGCAACCCGTTTTCGTGCTCCGCCCAGCAGGCAGATACAGGAGTGAAATTGTCTGTGTTGGTAAAGTGCCATCTTTCGCAGGGATAGAACGCCTGCGCTTTCACCTGGTGGATGATCTCGCTGTGTCTATCCTCGATCACCAGCACGTCCTCCACCGCGTAATACCTCAACGGCAGAAGAGATTTGTAGATCAGGTTTGAGCCGAAGGTCAGCCTGCCTTCAAAATCCAGAAGGTTCCGCCTGTTCAAAGTTTTGGCGTTGCCAAAAATGAAGGCATGTTTACCTGCGTGAATGTCTTTGAAGTTACCGATCACAGAAAGAGAGGGAGGGTTGCCCCTCCCTCATAACCTTCCTACTCACTTGCTATGCGGCGGTCCCTGCAATGCGGTACAGTGTTCCGTTCTGGCGGAAATACAACTGCGCCGTGCCGGTCAGGATACCCACCCCCAGGCCTCCGTTCGTGCCGAGGTTGGCAAGTGAAATTGTCGTGGTCGCGTGCTTGGTAGCCACGTAACCGGCGGGGATCACATTCCCACTCACGTCGATGGTGAGCACTTCGGTGCCATTCGCGCTGCACACCAGGAAGTCGCCGGATTGTCCAGATGCGCCGGTCAACGTCATGATGTCCGTCGCGGCGGTCTTTTGAACGACTTCAAATTCGCCGTTCAACATGCTATTCAGGGGGGCTGAAGTTCCTTTCGTCATTTCACACCTTCCTTATGCCTGCCCGGCGTCGCGGCTGATCGCCACTTCGCGGCGGTAGAGGCGGGTTTCGATAATCCGGGAGTAGTTCCCGTAATACTTCCAGCCCAGTTCGACAAACTGCTTCAGGTGCCCCTCGGGGTTCGGTCCAACAATGGTCCCATATTCCCCAACGTAGTCACCCAGGTTTGTCTCCATGTCCTGCGCGTAGACTTTCGCCAGGCTTTGAGGTCCGCCGAAAGTCACAGGGCAAACGCTGTTGGCGTTGCGAACAGCGGAGGCTGTCGCGTGGGCATACTTCACCCCGCCGTTCGAGCCTTCGCCGGCGATGGAGATCGTGGTCCCAGAGATGGCAGTGACTACCACGCGCTCATTGGTCGCGTAGTGGGTGCCTGCGGTTTCCTCGGTCCCGATCGTGAGCCAGCCGCCTACCACCATGCCGGTGGCGTCCGCCACAACAATGGATTCGGCGAGTTCAACCACCGCGCCGTTGAGGGTGGTCGCGATGGTGGCTGTGGTGTTGTCCGCGCCGGCGCCCCAGAACATCTTCGCCCACGGGCTGACGTTCAGCTTGAAGCGGTCCAGTTCGCCGATTTCGTTCTTGAAGAGGATGTTGGCTTTCTGGTACTCCGCCACGGCGACGATCTTGGTATCGTTCAGGAGATCAGCCAGGGCGTAGGGATGGAAAGTGGCTAGCCACATGGAGCGATCGGCGTCCACAAAGGACGGGACTTTCAGGGTCTGCATATCCGCCCCGGCGTCGATGAAGTTCGAGAGGGCGAGCAGGTGGGTCGAGGTCCCGCCGGCCAGCGAGGCGCGTGCTACTTTGCGCTGCACAAGAGCGCCCTGCGTCGCCTGGTCGCGGGCTATGAGATCCACCGATTCCATCATGTTCTGACCGATGGCATAGTAGGCTTCCGCGCCGTACTTGGTGTAGCTCTGCGTCATCAACTTTTCAGTGTAACGAAGCAGGTTCCAGCGTGACGACCAGCCCATGGAAGCCTGCGCGTCCACAAGCGAGGTCGCCTGCACGTCGGAGTCTTCCGGAATTGCCGTGGTTGCGGGCGGCAGTTCGCTCAGGAAGTTGACATTGATCGTTGACCCCTTGACGTACTCCTTCGGAATTGCGCCGTTCTCGGCATATGCGTCGTACAGGCGGGGAGCCTGCGCGCCCCGGATGTAATCCGGGATATATTGCTGACGAACAGCGTAGCTAAGGCTGCTGATCGTCTGAGTCGTGTCGGACATTTCGTCCTCCTAATTTTTTACTGTGCCCTCCCCGTTTGGAGTTGCTCGCGCAGCTTTTCGACTTCCTTCAGATTGCCTCTCGGGTTCTCGGCTGAGAGCTTGGCAATCCTGCTTGCGATCTTGTCCTTTTGCTCGGGCGTGAGCACCTTCGCCTGCTGATTCCCGCCTAAGATCGGCGGGTTGTCCTCGGGTCCGGGGGAGGGGGTGGTGGCTTTGGATATGGCGACCTTCATCACGGTCACAAGATTGCCAGAGGCAACCGCAGCCGCGATATCCTTGTCGTTCACATCCAAATTCAATTGTTTCGCAATGTCCTGCACGTCCACCTGTCCCTGCCCGCGCGCTTCCGTGCCTTCGGGTTGCGTGGGAGACGTTCTGCCTTTTCGCTCGCTGAGGATCTCATCGAGTAAGAGGCGTTCCTCTATCTCCGACTGAGATTTTCCAGCTTTGGCGAGTTCGGTAATCCGTCCAATCTGCGCGGATAAGCCTTCGACTTTCTCTAAAACCCTGGCGTTCTCTTTGTTATTACCCTTCTGAACGCCTTTATAGAGTTTCTCCAGCTCATCAACACGCTTTTGCAAGGTGGCAACGTCTGCTGAAGGTTGGCTCTGAGGGGTGGAAGATTGGGGCTGGCCGCCTTTCTCTCCCGGCTCATCAGGGTTTCCATCCAAAACAGTTTCGTCGGTCATCGCTATATTCCTTTCAAGGTACAAAATAGAAAAAAGCCAGACAGTGTTGTCACTGTCTGGCTTCATTCACTTGGCTCGGGCTTGGGTCGCCCTGTTGCAATATTACCACAAACCTCACGGCGCAAACAACGACTGTGCTTGTTGTGGCTTCTGCAGAGCCAGTCCAACCAATCGCAGGAAGCTCTCGGGGCTGTTTGTTCCGAGTTGCGTTCCATAGCGCGAAGCCAAATATTCGATCTGGCTCTCCGCGGCGGCTGGCAGCCTCGTAAGTTCGCCACTCCAATAACCAACCAGAATCTCCTCCATCGCCGGACTCATATCCTGCCCTGCGATCTGCTTGATCTCGTCCCATGACGGCGCCTGCTCCGGCTGCAAAGAGGCGATCAGCGCCTCCTGCTCCTGGCTCAGGTTCTCAATGTCGTCCCGCAGCGTCACATATTCACGCTCCGGCAGCATCCCAGCCACACGCACGAATTCCCGGTTGGCTTCCTCCGTCAATCGCTTCTTGTACTGAGTGGAGGCAGAAAGCCCCGGGTGAAGTTTGAAGAACATTTTGGCGTTTTTGGTCTGCCCCTGGATCTTCAAATCATAATATTCCTTCCAGAGCGTCGCGGTATCGCCGTACTTCTCTTTCACCGCCGCCCGCACTTTGCCGTCGTAGTAATATTCGATGTTGTCTATCGACCCGAAATACTTGAACGCCTCCGGGTTTTGCATGAGCAGTTCCTGGCGGCGCGTCAAGGCGGCGTTGATCTCGGGGTGGGCATCCTTGAAGTCATAAGCCGCCTCCACGCTGGTATCTTTCAGGTCATAGTAGGCGTCCACCTTATCCCAGATGTCTGAGCCGAGTTCGTTTTCCACCTGCGAGTAGATGGCTTTATTGGTGTCGCGCGCTTCATTCCAGCCCTGCCGTGTGGCAAGGTCCGGCATCTTGAGCAACGCCCCCGCATCCAAAATATCCGCCATGAAGCGGCTCTTGTCCTGCTCGCTCCAGGTCGAGAAGTTGCCCTTGCTCTCGTAGAATTGGTCGATCAGGTGCTTGTCGGTGATGTACTGTCCGGGCGGAATGCGAGAGAGGACGTTATAGGCGTAGGCGCCGTCCCGGTCGTCCCCGCCGCGCTTACTGAGAAGGATCGCATCGGCAAACTGGTACTCTTCTTTCAGGCGGTCGAAGGCATCCCGGTACGCCTCAGGGCTGACCTGCTCGCGCAGCGCCAGCAGTTTGTAATATTTGGTGTAGAACTCATCCACCAGCATATCGCCCTCAGTCCGGTTCTTATAACCCACGCCCAGGAAGTAGCTGAACATCTGCCCGCCGGCGCGCTCCGTGATCGCGTTCTGCATCGCCTGATCATATAGATCGCCCTTGCGCTCCAAAAGCTGGTCGTAGGCTTTTTCCTTGATCGACGGGTCTTTCTCGATCATGCCTGCCAGCGCCCGCCCGACCCGCTTTTCCTCATACGGGTCCACGCCGCTGCCAAACACATTCACGAACGGGTCGAATTCGCCGTACTTCGTGCCCGGCAGCCTCGAGATATTCGGCATCAGGTCCACGCCGGTCTTCTCCTCCAGCACATTCAAGCCGGCTTTTATCTTCTCGGTCTGGGGGATCAACCTCCCGATCCACCTCTGCCCGGCTTCGTCTTCGCCCTTGCGGTACAGGTTGGCAGCTACCAGCCACTGCAAAGGCGTGAAGGTGTTGAAGCCAAATTTACCCAGGTCGTCCAGGGTGGAGGAGATCCAGTCGCCGCGCCGGTAGGGGTCGTTGAAATCCGTGCCGGTCAGCCCGTAAAGGGGGTTGAGGGTCGCTTCCAAATTGAAATACATCGGGCTATCCTGCATCCCCAGCAGCTTCCCAATTGGCACATTGTAGCGGTAGTATTCCGGCATGTCGGCGTGCGCCTTGCCGGCTGCGTCCTTCCACTTCGCATACGCCGAAAGAGTCCCCGGCGTGTCCATGGCTCGCTCCAGCCAGCGCCCATACGTGCGCGATGGCCAGTAATGGTATTGCAGGAACATGCCGAAGAACTTGTCGGCATAGGTCTTGTTATAGTCGTGCAGGATGAAATTGCGGGTCTCGTCGGCGATCGCCATGGCGGAGGCTCTCACCGTCACCATGCGTTTGTCCATCTCTTTTGAGAAAGCCGCGATCCCCGTCTCGGCCTCGTCTCCCAGGTTCGACACCGGCACCGTCTCGCCCCACTTCTTCACGGTGGTCGTTACAAACTCGTTGATCGCATCCCGCGCCCCGCCATTGAGGTTTTCGTGTAGCTGTCGGGCGGTGGTGGGGGTGGTAGATCCCACGTGCGGGGGAATGGGCTTGAGCCGCGCCCTCAAAGCCTGCACCGCCTCCTCGAAAGGCACATCGTCTATTGTCGCATAGGTATCCATTCCGCGCGCGGCGCGCTCCTTGTTCACAGCGTTGAAAAGGTGAGTTTTGCCGCCCTCGAAGTCCACACCGGTCAAGTCCATCTGCGTCAGCTTTGTGCCCGAGGGTGCGCCCTCCAGTGGCTTCAAGGCAGCAGGGGAGATGTATTCCTCCCAATCCTTGATCTGTTTGCTCAGTTGCTCCAGTTGCGTCAGTTTCGGGTTGTCTGCCCCGCCGAAGTATTGCATCTTCACATCGTCCAGGGTTGTGCCCGAGACGCGCGCCATCTCCTCTAAAATCTCGTCCTGCTTCAAGATAAACGACTGGTTGTAATTGCGCCAGAATTTCCCTTGCGTGTCCTTCACCCACTTCCACGCCATCCGCTGGAAGGAACGCGTGTTCAACTGCGCCGGGTCCACGTCCGGGAAGGACTGCCGGAGCGAGACGCGCACCATATTGCCGTTCTCGTCCAGCACCGTCGCGCGCACGCTGTCCCATAGTTCGGCGGCGGGCTTGCCCTTGCGGCTCTGCTGGTAGGCTCCCTCGTAGAAGTCGGTCGCCAGGTCGCGCGCACCCCCCACCACTTCGTTGAAATCCGTGTTTGTTTTGGTAAATAGATCGTCGAAGTGACGGAGTTGTGATTCCGGCAGCATCCGCGAGAGTTGCATTTTTAGGCTCTGCGCCACGTTCTGGTACGAAAGCCGCATCTGGTCGTAGAGTTCCGTGAGCGCCTTGAACTGGCTAACTTCCTCGCGCGGCAATACGTTGTCGTTGGCGATCGCCCGTTCGATCTGCACCACCGCCTCGCCCATCGGGTTCGTGTCACCCACCTGAGGCGGTTCGTCCGCCACGCGCCGCGCCAGGTCTTCCAACTGGTTCGAGAGTTTTTGCATCCTCTCCACGAACTCATCGGCGCTGCGGGAGGTCTTGCGGATCTCCTCCAGTTCGTCCAGCTTGTTCGTTTTCCTCAACCAGTCCTTGAAAGTCGGGTCCAGCGGCAACGAGCGGAAGACCTCGAACTGTCCGCTCTTTACTTCGTTCCTGAAAGTCTTGAGTGCGGCTTTGGTGTCGCCGTAGTTTTCGAGAACCAACTGCTTCAAGCGGTTGCCGTATTCGGTGGGCAGGTTCGGCACATCCGGGATCGAGCCATAGCGCAGCATCTTCTCGATCTCGGTCTCCACCACATTGCGCACGATGATCGCGCTCTGCACCTGCTCGATCCGTTGTCCGGTAGCCAGGGCTCCAAATCCGGTCTGCCCCGCCTGCCCGGTCCCTTTCAAGGCCGTGGTGGGCACCGCGCCGCCGAGCAGCTTTTCGAGCTTCCCGATCTCGCGCGCTTCGATGTTCTTTGCAATCGCATCGCCCGCCAGAGGCACCGCCGCAGCCAGCCCCGCCTCCAGCGCTTCACCCGCCGCTTTGCCTCCCAGGTCGTGCCAGATCGTGAAGGTGTTGTTTTGCAGGTTGCGCAGGGCATAAGCCGGGGAGAGCCCCATATAGGTATTGGCGAAGAAAGACTGGAAGCCGCGGTAGACCTTATTCTCTGCCAGCGCCTCGTAGGTTTTGGTGGAGCGTTTCACCCAAGCGGGTAGCTTGCGGTATTGTTCGGCAAGCGCCAACTTGCGGGTGTAGTCGCCTTTCTTGATCTCGTCTCCCAGGTCTAAATTCTTCCCCAACGCCTTGATCTCGTCGGCGGCCTTGCGCATATCTCCTACAGACGGGAAGGCTTCATCCACCACTTTAAACAGTTTCTCTTCCACCACCTTCGCCAGTTCAGGCAGGTTGTCGCCATACTTCTCCACCAGCGCCCCGATCTGCACTTCATCGTCCAGCCGGGAAAGGTAGCCAAGCGACCTCATCCCGCCCTCCGAGAAGGGCAGGTTGCCATACTGCTTCAAAACAGACACCGCCTCCGCCACAAGCTGCGGGTTGCTTGATGTAATATTCTTTGCGGCCTTCACAAACTCGCCCACATCGTCCCCATCCCGGAAGGTGGAGGCAACCGCCCGGAAGGCAGTCCCAACCGTTTTCCTCATCACATCGGCCTTCGCCGAAGCGTCTCCCGCAAAGAAGCCGTAGTCACTCGCCATCTTCTTCGCCGTCCGCCCCACGCTCTCGACGGAAGCTCTCAGCGCCCGCAGCGCAGCCGAGTCGTCCGCGGCCGTCGCCAGGGTTTGCAGGGTGCGCTCCAGTTCGGGCGTGGCAATTTTGGTAAAGAGGTCGGCGCTGGAGGCAAGCCGAGCCTTGCCGATATTCTTCAAGTGGAAGATCTCAGAAAGCCCCGGCACGCGCGCCACTGTTTTCCAGGGCAGGTTGAATAACACCTTTTGCGTAAAGGGGATTCGGATGGCAGTCTTTGCCTTGCCGAAATTCCCGATCACCCCCATGCCTAAATATGTTGTTGGGTCACCCAGGATCGAGCCGCCCAATTCCACCCAGGGGTTTTGCAACTCCAGTTCCAGAAGGTCCGGGTTCTCGCCCGCCTTCAGCCGCCTGAGGTATTCCTGTTTCTTGGCTTCGTCCCAGTACATGGTATAGACCATGTCGGAGCCTTTTTGGTAGTCCTTGATCGTTTTATAACTATCGGCAAGGTTCTTGCCGCTGGTCATCACACGCAGGGCGTTATAACCCATTACAACCGGGTTGAGCCTGAGCAGCGCGTTCGCGATCCCGCCGAATTTGGTGGAGTCGTCGAAGGCGGTCACGTCCGGCAGGAGGGAGGACGAATCGCCAATGTCGTCCATAGCCGTCAAGCCTGCCTGTCCTTTACGCATCCCCTTATCCACCAGCCCCAGCGCGTCCATCCCCACCGCGATCCCCTGCGAGCCGGCTTTGTAGAAATACTTGGCGCCCGCCTGAATAAACGATTTGGCTTCCTCGCCCTTCGTCTGCTCGAGGGGGTTGCCCTCCTCGTCCACTTCCATCCCAGTCATCCTCAGCGCCAGCGCGCTGCGCGCCACTTCTCTGGCTTTGACCCCAGTCCATTTGCCGAGCCACTTGTCCCAGCCGGTGATCTGGTTGAGCTGCGCGCCGCCTGACTTTGCGCCTTGCTCCAATAACTCCGCCTGTTTTTTGGAGGGCTTCGGCACGTAGAAATCCGGGTTGAAGATGTTGGCGTAGATCTTGCGGGCATAGCCCTGCAAGCCGGCGCCGTAGTAGGGTCGTTTGAAAGCATCCTCGCCGATCGCCAGGTAGGGCGGAGGCGGGTCGGTTTCTTCGGCTGCCTTCTGTCCGGCGAGCTGTTCCTGCTCGCGCGAAGGCTTACCCTGCCGCAGGCCGCTCAGGCTTTTATTCGACATCAATCCGGCAAGGCGCGGGTCGGTGGGCATTAGGATCCTAAAATAACGCTCAGGGTGGTGGTGGCGCTGTCGCCGCGCACCTGGGCGGCAAGTTCTGCGGCTTGCTGGGCAGCCAGGATCGCGGCATCTGCGGCTTGCTGGGCAGCGATCTGTTCGGCGCTCGGTGCATAAAGCTGTCGATCCCTTTCCCGGTTGCGGTAGCGCCGCTTGGCTTGCCTGTATTTGCTCTGTCCGGGCTGGGCGTAATACAGCCGCCCGTTCTTGTCAGAGAGCAGCAGGCGCTTGGAGCCATCCTTGAGGGTGATGTTCTGCCCCACAAAAGGCGCGGTCTTTTCGTCCACGTAATAATGTCCCGGCGTGCCCGCCAGTGGGTCGTTGGAGAACGCTTCCGCCTGCGCGCCTCCCACCATTGCCTTCTGCACCAGCGCCGGGTCTGCGCCCTGCGAGATCAGGAAGTTGATCACGTTCTGGTTGAGGCCGGCCGGCAGGGTGCCGGTCGTCGCAAACTGGTTTAGGGCAGCGTCCGCGTTCAGAGCCTGCGCTCCGGCGCGCTGGGCGTAGTCGGTATAGGGGGTGTTCCCGGCAGGTTTGGCGGGTGTCTTGCCTGAAACCCTTGCAAGCCATTCGTTTGCCTGTGCGTTGGGAGTGACGGGCGGGGCAGCCGCGCGCCGAAGAGTAGCTGTGCCGCTGGCGCCGCCTGTCCCTGAGGCAAGGTTAGTCGGTCTCGGGATGACCGCTTGCTCAAACGAAGCCACCGCCCCCGGGTCTGTTCCGAGTGCAGAGGCCCCGGTCAGTGTGCCCGAGGGCACATTAATAAACTGTCCCTGGCTCAGGCTTTGAACGTATGGGTTTGCCGCTCTCAGCGCCTGGTAATCCACTCCCAGGTTGGCGGAGAGCGTCAGGAAGTCCTTGTCGTCCGCTGATACCTGATACGGTTTGTCGGGCATTTTCACCTTCCAGTTCTTCGATCAATCCCCGAAGCCAGACCTCCGCTTCGAGTTCCATAAGAGCAAGCCATAGGTCGAGGTTCATTATGCCGCCACATCCTCGCCGGTCCTGTCCATCCCGGTCATCTGCTCGCGCCCCATCCCCGGCGCGCCTTCCATCGGCGGCATCCCGCCTTCCGCCGGATTCATTCCACTCCCGCCCATCCCGCTAAATGGGGTAGGGGAGGGTTCGCCTCCCGGCGCGCCCTGTCCGGCTTGTGCGGCTTGCGCCTGCTCCATCTTTTGCTGTTCGAGGGCGGCGAGTTTCTGCTGCGTCGCCACCTGCACGTCTGCCTGCGCCTGAGCGTTGAACTTCGTGATCAGCGCGTTCACCTTGCCGTCCTTCAGCATCTCTTTGGCGCGCTTGTCCTTTTGCAGGGCGGCGTGCGACACGTTCATCATCTCCAGCGCCTCTTCCATGCTCATGCCCAGCCCCACCAGCTTCTCCACAATGTTCATCTGCTGCATCTTGTCGGTCGGGGTCTCCGGCGTGATCGTACACTTGATGAACGTCCGGTATAAGTCGTAGTCGTTCTCGCCGATCTGGATCTCCTCCCCCCTTGGAAGTTCCGTGTTCATCACCTTTGCCGGCTCCTCCCTCCAGGCCTGGATCGGGATTTTTGTGAACTTCGCCCACTCACAAAAAAGATAAACCTCATCTGCAATGGTGTCCTGGATGATGTTCTTCTGCGGGTTGAGTTTCCCCATCTCCACCTGCACAATGGCGTTCATGGTGGAAAAGGCAGTGTTGGAATATCGGCTCAGGTTCCCGATCGCGCTGGCTGAGGTCGTGCCCTGCAAAGACTGCTCAATGGCTCCCAGCACCTGGAAGGACTGCGGGTCCACAGTGGTCGGTTGCGGGCGCACCACATCCACGTTCGGCGGCAGGGCTTTTGCGCCGCCCGAGCCGTCGTCGGCGGGGGCCTGGTCCTGCGTGCCGGGTCCGCGGTAGAACTCGCGCGTCTCCCGCACCCGCCGGATGATGTCAGAAAACACCAGCGAGCGCACCAGGACCGAATTTTGCCAGAGTTCATGCCAGTGAGCCGAGGCGAGCATCGGGTGGTATTTGTACTTCGGGTCCACTTCCACTTCGCTCGCGCCGCCTCGCACTGTGTAAGGCAGGAAGGGGATTTTGTTCTCGGTGTCCACGAAAATAAAATCGTCCGCTCCACCGCCGGCCTCGTCCACGGTCTCATCGCCCGCCAAATGTCCATAGTCCAGGCGCTTGTCGTCGTCGGTGTACTGGTAGAGCATGAAGCGCAGTTCGGAATATTCCTCGTTCCCGGCTTCTTCCTTCACCGCCTGGATCGTTGCCTTGATCTTCCGTCCCTCCTTGTTGGTGCCGGCCAGCGATTCGTAGTAATCCAGCACCTCCGAAAGCGGCAGGTTGCGCGCCGAGAGAACACAGAACGCGCCGGAGGTGGATGAGATCTGAGTATGGATGTTGTGCGGCGGGATGACCGTGATCGGGAAGCGCCCGAGGCGGGCCGCGCGCTTGTTGGCTTTACTCCACTTGCTCTTGTCCTTCGGCAGCCAGAACATCAGGTCGTCCACCCGGGTCACACACAGGTCATAGCGCAGCGCCGAGTGCGAGATATCCCAGATCTTGCGAGACGGTCCGCGCATGTTGGCTTTCTCCCAATTCCACTGCAAGGCCTGCTCCATGCGGTTGGCAGACACAAACTCCGCCTCGGCATCCCCCAGCGGGGTCACATCCAGCCGCATCCGCGAGTTCGCAAGCGCCACGGTGGCATTGTACAGGGCGTCGTGCGGGCTTGAGTCCTTGATCAGCCGCACGTCGTCCAGGTCCTGCAACTGCGCCGGCAGGGCGATCTCTCCGTGGAACATCTTATCCACCTGGTAGAAGATGTCGTAGGAGTCAGAATCGTTCGCCATCATCTCGGCGATCTTGCCGCGGTAGTATTCAAAGGTTCTTGGCATTTACCCTCTCCATTCGTTCCAGTGGATACGCGGAGGGCGGAAGCTATTTGCGCCCAGCCTGGTCCTCTGGAACAACTGTTCGGTCATCTGGTCATTGGCGCTATTGACCGCCCGAGCCCGCACGTCGAAGTAACCATACAGCAGCGCCACCAGGGCGTCCGCCACATCCCACTCCGGCGCCAGCGGGCTCGAGATATTGGGGTAGCGGTTCAGGTAATTGCGCAGGACGTTCAGGATCGGGATATCCTCGTCCGAAATGAAGAAGAAGCCCGAGGCGAGCAGCGGCTGCAAAAAGGTATACTGCCGGTCGCCCTTCTTCTCGTTCGGCAACTGCTTGCTCTCGATCGGGTTGATCCGCACGCCCGGGTTCTGCTGCACCATCTGCACAAAGAGCGCCCCGCCGCCGTAGGTCTCGCACCAGGCCCGGTTGAAGTTCGGATAGGTCCGCTGGGTCTGCACCACATAACCCATGCCGGCGCTCGCCGAACACTTCTCAAGTATCCCCCCCGAGACGCACACGCCACCCATCGGGATCCGCAATCCATACAACATGCAGAAGTGCGACGTGCCGCCTTCCTTCTTGTCCGAGTAGACCGGGTCGATCCCGGCGTCCATCAGCCATTCCGTTTTACGGATCGTCTCATGCCCGATCGTGTAATACTTGTAGACCGCCCCGGCGCGCCCGGCTTTGTCGTCCAGAAGGAACATTTGCCAGAACCTCTTCGGGTTCATCTGCTGGCTGTTCCAGATCCGCACCACTGCCTCCATGGTGTAGACCTCGGGCCAGGTCAATTTCACGCGGCGGTTCAGCGGCTCGAACATTTCCCCTTCCGGGTCGTCTGTAAAGATCGGGATCTTCACCAGCTCGAGTAGTCCCGTCCCCAGCATGAAGGCATACACATCGTTGTCACTGTCCCACGGCGTACACACCACTGCAAACGTCATGGGGCGCTTCGGGTCGGTCCAGGTCGGCAGTACATTGCCGTCGAACATATCCACCACGTTCTTCATCTCGGTCGCGCTTTTGGTATTCTTCTCGTCGTGCAGGTCGTCGAACCATTCGCCGTTCGTGGGGTGTAAGCCGATCAGCATCCCGCTTTCAATTCCCGCACACACCAGGCTCGCCTCTGAGGTATGGTCGGCGAAACACATCTCCCGCCAGCGGCTATACCCGCCCTCGGCGTTCACAATATTCGTATCCTGCACAAAGAAGCCCGCCTTCTTGCTCCAGCCGGCTTTCTCGTCCGGGATCACATTGGGAAAGCACGCCTTCCAGGCGAAACTATTCTCGATGATCATGGCAATCGCATCGCCCGATTCCTGCGCCTTCGTGTCGTTGATCCGAATGAATGCCATCGAGCCGACCGGGTTGTTCCCCAGAAGCAGCAGCACCCAGACCAGCAGATCCGTAGACTTGCCAATGCCGCGCCACGCCTGCACCATCACACCCTTTTTCTCTTTGTACGCCTTTAGCAACCCACGCAGGATCGGCATGTGCGACTTCGGATACTCCCGCCGGGTAAGACACCAATATAAATTCTTGTAGCCCGGCTCAGAAATCTCACGCGCCAGCGTCCCGCGCGCCCTCAGAACCTCCCGCTCCCGCTCGCTCGCCGGCGCATCTGCCCAGGCTTTCAACAGGTCGGCAACCGGAACGTTCCCCGCCTCCTTCTGGATCATTTCGATCAGCTTTTCGGTAGGAATGTTCGAAAGGTCGGAATAGTCGATCACGCGTCGATCTCCCTGTCAAGTTCTTTGTTCATTTCACGCTTCCTGTTTTATTGGGACGCCTCGATGGCGGCGAAATGCAACCGTGCTGCGATTGTCACGCCAAGCCCGGATGCGCAACTTGTCGCCGACGACAGTAAACCGGAACCTGTGAACCAAGCCGCAATCACAGCAGGCTATTTTGTAATCTTTACGACGCCAATCTAAATCCACCTTCTGACCTGCCTCGATGTTGGGATAGAGTTTTTTTGACATTTCACGCTTCCTGCGAACGGTTGGTGGTCAGTTCTTCGGTCGAGATCTTGGAAGGGTCAGAATAGTTCATGTGACGATCATTTGCACAAACTCGGGGTTATCGCGCATAACCTGATAAACACCAAACGATAAAACATCTACCGTCTCTTCGTCCACATCTCGACATGCTTGCATGAGAATGCCGTGGATAACCTCATGCAAAAGTACTTGTGTGTTTGCCTGATGATTCATAGACGCCTCAGTCTGAATGGTGGTACTGTGGTGACTGATATGTCCATCCAGCTTCTTTTTGCCTCTGTGTAAATCACCAACACGCAGCACATCGTAAACGAGCGCGCCTATTTTTATCTTGTTCACGGCAGCGGTCTCGCAAAAATACCCAGGATCACAACACCCGCAAATGCCATCATCAGCAACCAGACAAGGACATACGCCACTTTGCGCGGTATGCCCTTGAGCTTTTCGCCGATGATAATGTCGATAATGTCGTAGTCCATGTTTCACACTCCAAGATAATTAGCAACTCTGCGATAGGTTTCAGCAGATAGGAAGTCGGCAGGATGCTTGTTGCGCTTCTTATTGTTACAGGAGCAGCAGGCTGGAACTATATTTCGTTTCGTGTATTCGCCGCCTTTCGAAACAGGGATGAAGTGTTCCTGAATCAGCCTTTTGTCAGAGCCGCAATAAGCACACCTGCTGTCAAAATCTATTAGTATTTGCTTCCACTCTTTAGCAGTCAAAGATGATGGAAGCCCATTCTTTTTTGCTGCGTATCGCTGGACAGCCATCATTCGAGCCAAGCGTCCCTTTGCTGTTTCGAAGTAACTATTTATCGCTCTTCGAAGCGAAGACTTGCCCTTGTCGCTTTGAAAATACCTTTTGTTTGCGCCTTTGTTTGATTCGTACATAAAACTTCTGTAAAGGGGATCGCCTCTCCGTGCTTTCATGCCGCAACGAGGCGAGCAATACGAGTTCTTTGACTGATTGCCTATATATTGCTTTCTACAAACCGAGCATGTCTTTTGAATTCTCATAAAATTCTTATCGGTATATTGTTAATCATCGGATAGGTATTAATATAATAGGTTAAATAATTTAACAACGTGGCGCCGGGGTGTACGGGGTTTCGTCCCCCCACCCCCCTGGCATCGAAAGTGATTTTGCCGTTTCAAATTTTCAGCCTTTCTCTCACGCAGTGGGGGAGTGGCTGGCTTGTGTGTGTCGTGCGCTGGCACATGCACCACATCGTAGTCATACTCAGGTACGTATGCGATCATCGGCGCTGTCATTCGTCTGCCTTCTGGTCGGTGGGGGAGGCGTCGATCACGCCGTTATCCTGCTCATCTATGCGCACTTTATTACTTGCGGATATGTCGCTTTCCGTAACTAATCCCTCTATTGCCTCCGGCTCTCGTTCGTGTAGGTGAGACAACAGCAACACAAGCGTTGGTATGCCTGGCGGCGGTGGCTCTACCTCGCCGCGCTCCTGTGATGCCGACAAGCCAGACTCTTGCAGGATGAAGCGGGCCGCGTCGACCTGCTTCGCGTTGTCTGGATTGAGAGCTTTCATCATTACGGCCTCGCCAAGAGCCTCCACTACGTCCAGATCACTGGGCGTTTCCCAATCGCCGCCGCGCTCCAGGGTCTTGGCAGCCCCTGCAAGAAGCCTGGCGCGCTTCTGTTCCTGCCTCGCGCGATGGAGCGCGATAGATTTGTCACTGCTGTCTATGAGTACATGCGGCGGCGGCTTGACAATGTGACCATTGCTTGCGTCCTTCTCCATGCCGTTGTCATATACCCAAATGGTTTTGCCGCCTCTCTCGACGGTTTCTATTACCTGTGATGCCATATCGGCTATCCGCAATCCACTACAACCAGATCCCAATGCCGGCGAGACACAATCCGGCACACAACCAATTGACTCGGCTTGGGCCGCCTATCAACGGCTCAAGCGCGCCAATGCCCCAGGCGATCACGGCTAAGACTAAAAAGATATTCATATCACACTCCTTCTATAAACACAGAAAGCCGACAGGGACATAATGTCACTGCCGGCTGATATTTGATTTACTGCCCGTATATTATCACACTTCCCCGCGGCTATACAACCTCCCCGCCCCTTGCACGATCACACTCCATCTTCCGAGTAGTACAAATGTCATATGTAAGATATTACAAATATCACTGTTTCACCCCTTGACACAGTATCATTACGTGATACACTAAGAGAGTAAGAGCACATTGACAACCGAACAGGTACAAAAGCCCGCCTCTGCGACAACAGAGACGGGCCGGCTCACCCGCTAGGATAAGCCGCTCCAATTGTACCCCACTCACCCGCTAAAAAAGGAATAAGCCATGATCACTCTCGCCAACGCCCCCACCATCATTATCCTGATCGTAATCGTCCCCTTCGCAATCGCAATCTATAACACCTATTTCAAGTCATAAGGAAAAACATCATGTTACAAATTATTGAAGTCAAGCCCCGCACATACAAGGTTCCTTCCATAGACAACCGCAACCGCAAAGGTTACGCAATGTACTCGCTGGTTGCCGGCAAACTCGGCACACCCCTAACTGCTGAACTGACCACCCTGAGCGGCGATAAGGTAGAAGTTCGGTTCTCAGCGACCGGCTGGACGCTGGATTGCAAACACCCCGCAACCCGCATTTACTCCTGGCTTGTTGGTGAAACTCTATGCGCCGGCTGTTGTGTGTGTGGCGCGGTCCTCTCCGGCGGCGTATCATGACCCCTCAACGCATCGGCTCCCTCTCCAAGTCCGCCCGCCTGATCGTCCTGCAAAGGATGATCGACGCCGGCACCCTGTCCACCAATAAGAACGAACTGGCGCGGCTATTCAAAGTCTCCCGCTTCACCCTCTACCGCGACCTGGCAGACCTTGAAGAACTCAAGCCCATCTTGAAGGAACTACTCAAGAAGGTGCAATCATGAACTCCCTTACTCTCTCCCCTTCCACTTTCGACTACTCCGCCCTGGACCGCGCCGACCTTGCACACGGCACCCTCCGGCACTATAAAGCCGCCATTGCCCTGCTGATCGCCTCGAACATCAACCCCTTCGACTACCACCAGCTTGCAGACTACGCCGCGGCTCTGCCTTCCTCCGGGCGCTCCAACCTCAAAGCCGCGCTGGCGATCATCACAAGGGATTACGTCAACCAGGTCAAAGCCGGCGCGACCGTGGATAATCACGCAGCCGTGCAGGCGTTCCTCTGGAAGATCGACGCCATGAACGAAGCGATCACCATCACCCAGCCCGACTCCCAGCGCCAGCCGCATTGGCTCTCGCAAAGCCAGGTCGACCAGATCACCTCCCTCGCCCTCTCTCGCTCCATGCGGGATTACATCGTTCTGGCTACCCTCCTGGGTGCAGGCCTCAGACGGGAAGAGATGGAGACTTTGACCTTTGACTCCCTGCGCCAGATCCCAAACCAGAACACCCTACTCGATGTCCTGGTCATCCACGGCAAGGGTGATAAAAAGCGCGTCGTCCGTATCTCCTCCCTGCTCGCCTCCCACTTGCGCGAATGGAAAGCGATCACCGGCGGCGGGCGCGTGGCTCGCTCTCTTGATAAGACAGGCGCGCTTGGGTCCAGCCTGTCCGCGGTCGGCATCTTCAGCATCGTCCGCAAATATGGCGCGCTTCTCGGCATCCCCAACCTGGACCCCCACGACCTCAGGCGCTCCTACGGCCGGCTTATGTACGAAGCCACCGGCGATATTATCCTGGTCATGAGCCTGCTGGGTCACTCCAGCGTCAGGACCACCCAGAAATACATCGGACTGGACATCCGCCTGGACATCGACGAGGCCGCTTTCCCGGTCGGCGACAGGGATTATGTTATGAAGGTATCCGGCGATTGAAACACATAAGCCCTCATCAAAACGATGAGGGCTTACAATAAGTGCTCCCCTTGAACACCCCGTAGATGAGACGACAGTGACGAGATCCACCTACGGGGTGTAATTCATTATGGATATTGATACACACTCGGCAGTGGCTGCGAGGTGTCCATCTCTGTTAGCAACTCAAGCGGATAACTCGCATCTGTCGAGGTCAGTACCGGCACATAGACCGGCTTCCCCCATCCGCCTTTGAAGGGTCTGATCACAATGCTCCTGAGTTCCACCGACCAATCCACATTGACAGCCTCGAACCACAGGAACCGCCGCGCCATGACATATTCCACAGACGGGATCGGCTTGCGGGTATCGATGGCGTCGATCAGCAGCCTGGACCCGCTAGGAGTACCCGTCAGGAACGCTCCACCACACACCCGCATTTGATCGAAGGCAGGGTCTTTTTCGGTCACGTCCATGTTGTTGATGTAGTCGTGCCGTCCGGGAAATCCCGTCCCGTTCGTGAACGCCAGCGTATTCCCCAAACATCGCCGCCACTGGTCGTCTGTGAGTTGTGGATTCATTCCCCGCCATAGCCGCTGTAGGGGTTCGGTTAGGATGACGTGCAGGTCTGGGTCGAGCCTGAATACCTCCGGCAGGTTCGCTCGCCAGGAGGTTTTGTCGTGGTTGACGCGCCAGATACGCGGCGAAGCGGAAGGAAGTTCCAGCGCGCCACTTACGGGCTTCTGCCCCTCGACGGCGAGAGTGAAGGCGGTCACGCCTTCTCCAATTCCCCGCTATAAGGCTTGTATCCATCCACCGCGAGAGTGAACGGCGTTTTCACAACCGGATCGGGCGGCGGCTCATCCGGCACACTCACCCACTGCCAGCCAATGTATTGCTGGCTGGTCCCGGCGCTTGCCCACTCATCGCCCACCACCGCCGCGCCATTGATCTTTGTCAGGTGCAGCCACTGCGGGAGGGTGGTGTCCTGCCGGTCTGCCTCGATCGTGTCACCGGTGACGAGATAGCGCGAAGGGGAAAACGTGCTGCCGGCCGGCGCATTGCGCCGCGTAACATTTCCCTTGGCTGTGCCTTTTATGATATTCATCGTGCCTCCATTCGGCGCAGGTGCGCCAAGTCCAAACCGCAGACTAAAACTGCGAGCGCTACAGCAGTACCAATTGAGGTCGATCTCAAGCGACCCGACCCCGTGCAGCTTTCCGTCTCCACTCGAAGTACGCTGCCAGAAGAGAAGGTCCGACTCACTCCACGGAGCAGGCACCCGCACGACACTCATATTTGCGTACCATGCCAGCCACAACGGGTAGCGCTCGAAGAAGGGATCGTTCCCGATGCGCTCTGTGAACCAGAAGAAGCCGGTGTAGATGACAATGCGATCATCCGGCAGACGGGAGAGCCGCTGGAACTCAAGGATGAATTCCTTCATGTGCGCCTTACTGCCATACGCCCCCCCGTACCCTTCTTCCAGGTCTGCCGCATGTACCAGCTCGCCCGGGTCGTCCTTGATCAGAGACCACCACAACGCGGCTTGTTTCTTTGGATCCTCCCGGCTGTCGTAGAGCCAGTACGAGCCGCGCGGCAGTCTGGCTTCCTTCGCCTTCTGCCAGTTCTCCTTGAAGCGGACATCCACCCAGAACCTTTGCCCGGCACGGATGATCACGCCGTCGATCCCCGTTGCTCGCATCACCCGGAAGTCGATCTCGCCCTGGTAGTACGAAACATCTGCAAGCTGGACCTGTGTCTCAATTGCAATGGACGGAGCAAGCAGGGCGAGAAGCGAAGGATCAAACGCCCGCCCCGCGCTCATTCCAGGACGCTCGCCGCGCAAATGACGGATAACGGACAGTAGACTTGCTTTCATGTGGGATATCCTGTAAGGTACAAGCATAGGAGAATGATCAAAGTGATCAGTAGGATCCGCAGCAGCGACCAGAGCAGACGCCGCTTCACTCCAGCTCCTCTGTGTACTTCCCGGCGAGTGCATCCGTGCGCGCGTTCGCCTTGTCCCGACCTTCCTGTAATCCCTCCGCCCGCGCCGCGTCCGAAGCCGACTTGATAAAGGCATCCAGGCGGCTATTGACCGACAGGTGCGTTTCCCGAGCCTGCCGGTTCGTCTCCTGCGATTTCATCAGAGATAGTATCGACGTGGTCGTGGGAGTGAGGAACGCGAACACGACTCCAGACACAACCAGAACATCGAAGTCGGGGCGCAGAGAAACAAGCGCCACTACCCCGCCGATGCCGATCACGAGCGAGATCAGCACGGCCACCAGGTAGGGCGTATTGGTGTTCGGGTTCATCTTGGCAAACATTGCCCGGAATTTATCTGTGTCTGAAAGTTCTTCCGGCGTCTTTTTCTTTTTCATCCGACCGCCTTTCTGCTGATATCCTGAATGATCTTCATCAGCTTCGGGTCCGTCTCCAGTTCGAGCGGCGGCAGCGGCGGTTGTTTTCCGATCTGGACGATGTACTCCAGAAGGGCATACACGTACTGCCACAGGGCTGTGTTCTTGGAAATGAACATCGACTGCTCGCGCTTGAGATTGATCACCTCATCCGACAGCTCGCGGACCTTGTCCACCAATTCCTGGAACGTCTCGATTTCCACGGCGCTGGCGTCGGCTTTGTCCTTGCGAGCCTTGGCTTGGTTGGTTGCCCGGTTTCCGAAAAAGACAATCGCGCCGCCCACAACCGATGCAATGGCAGCAATGATCGAGATCAGTATGGGATTATCCATTCAAGGCCTCAGAGATCAGATAGGCAAGGATCACAGCTTGAAAGAAACGCATCCATAACCTGACCTCAAACTCTGGAATAACCCCCAGGATCACCAGTCCGTAGACCACCGCGACATACAGGGCGATAAATAGCCCGCTGATACGCAACCCCCTGCGCAAATTCTCTTTGCCAGTGCGCCGCCAGTTGACCCAGATGGCAATGACCGCCAGCGCAAAATTGAGCACAACCCAGATATCGATCATCATGAGGAGATGTCCCGAGTGGGCGTCCAGGCCTTCCGAGGAGGACGCCCACCCGTATCGAAGGACTACTTGAGCAGCGCCTGCGCCCGTTCGCGATGGAACACAACCCGGATGTATCCGAGGGTGGCAAGCACCGCAAGCAGGACATTCAAACCGATCATCACGTAGATGTCATACTGGGCCGGCACCACGTCGATTAGTCCCTGGAGTTGCAGGATCAGGAACTCGGAGACGCCCACCGCCAGCCCTGCACCCAGACCGCGCAGATCGATACCCACTTTGTCGAATGCCCATTGGAGCCCAAACGTCACCCCAAACAGAACCAGGGCGTTGATCGCCAATTTGAGTTCGATCGGAAGCTGGACTGCCTGGGATGTGGCAATTGCACCGGGGGCCGGAGTACACGCCGAGAGGGAAAAGAGAAACACCAACGCCAGGACTGCAAACAAGAACAACTTACTTATCTTCATGGGAAACTCCTTTTGTGAACAAAAAAAGACGGCCGCGCAAAACCTTATCAGGTTTCACACGGCCATCCTTGGATCTCCGTCTCGCTCGCGCCCATCCGTAGATCTGCGCGAACTATTTACTTGACAAGATTCATTCTACCACTACTTGAGCAGTTTATCCCCTTCCGCCTTGACGGTCCCGGCTGCCTTCCAGAACGATTGCCACAACCCGCGCAGCGTACGCCTCTGCCCATCTTCGATCCGGGAGAGCTTCGCGTCGATGCCATGCAGGGAGTCGTTCACCTGCCGGAACACCTTCACTACATCCGGCGCTTCGAGGTCTGCGTTCTCCGGGCGCTCGTGGAGGTTCAGGAGGGCGTGATATACCGCGCGCGTCTTGGTTGTGTCGTTGCCGAACCATTTAGGGACCGATAAAGGGTTGTTCATGCTTGCTCCAGTGGCACCGCGCTTTGTAGCACCGACGCGCGCGGTTGTCAATACAAATATCCTACAATAGGGCTACGGGGTGAGTGCAGCGTCGCCGAACGGCGCGTTACTTGCGGGGCGGTTCTTCGGTGATATTCGACCAATCGAAACCGCCTATCGAGCCATCATCCATTTTTCGCCAGCTTTTAGCCCCGTCAGGTGCACGCTTTGTTAGGTGCGGCACAACTGGAGTATTACGATGGCGACGAAATGCTGACGTACTGCGGTTGTCTCTCCATGCGCGGATTCGCAACTTGCCACCAGCCACTGTAAAGCGGAACCGATGAACCAAACCGCAATCACAACAGGCGATTTTATAATCTTTATGCCGCCAATCTAAATCAACGGCTTGTCCTTCTTCAATGTTTGGATAATCATTTGCCATGTGAACCACCTAACTTATGACTTTACAAGCACGCGCTTTATTTCGCGTGCAGGTTCAAGGCTCTCCGCCTCTTTCATGATATCCGCCGCAAGTCTTGGACAGCCGCCATGTGTTCCAAGCAGCATATACTCCCCCGCCAGTTCCAGCAGCGCCTCCCGGTCTCCTGCCACAAGCGCCCGCGTGTGCCTCTCGTTCATCTGCCCAAGCTGTTCAATGGCGGCGGTCTCTTTCGGCTTGCGCTTCACCTGCATCGCGAAGCGTTCCACGATCTTGGGCTGTTCAGCAATAATGGTATTCATTAGCGCTCCAGCATGATATGAACACTGCCAACTCTTTCGGAGCAGGGAACACGGACAGGCGCTCCGTTTTGATAGGGGCTTTCGGGTCCGCGTATCTTCCAGCCCAATTCCGTCCCTGCCGGGTTTTTCCGGTTAGCAAACTCGATCACCTGCTCGTCTGTCCAATCCGCAGGTACACAGACCTGCATGTCTAAGGCTCCCGACCGCGTCATGACTGCCGTGTTCATAGTTCCTCGTCGGAGTTGATGCGCTTCTCAAATCGACCGCCGGCGAAGCCTGTCTTATATCCAACAATCAAGCCGATGATCAAGCCAGCCAGAAAAATGATGATATAGATTGTCATTTCAGCCTCCAATAGCTGTTCGCTTCCGCCAGGATCTTCTCGGCGCGCTCTTTGCCGAAGATCTCCAGGCACCTCTCACAAGTCACGATAAGAGACTTGTTCCCACTCTTATCCGTCTTTGAAATATCTTCCTTGAACTCGCTCTTGTTCTCGGAGATGTAGCCGCACGCGGCTTTGTAGGTCGTGGGTTCGCCCGGCGTACAGGACGTGCGAGCGACGAGGTGGGTGTTCATAGCTTCTTTCTCATTTCGTCTCTCGTTGCCTTTGCCATCTGTCCGACCTTCTGCCTCTGCCCGTCGAACCAGGCTCGCGCCTCAGGGGTATCCTGTAACCATTTCGGCAAAGGTCGCACCCCGCGCGGCTTCTTCAAGCCCAGCAAGACCAACAGGCGCTTATCCTTCGGCAACCACTCGCCGCCTTTGTTTGCAATCCGGTTGATGGTTGCATGGCTGATCTGGTTGCCGTAATCCTCGCGGGCGATCGTGCGCCACGATCTGCCTTTGGCGTTTTCGTCGCAGAGGCGTTTTGCGAGTTTCCGGGCGCGGGCAGCAGAAATGTACATTGATGTCTTTCCGTGATGCTGGAGGGGCTGTAACAAGTCGTTACAACTGCCTCAGAGCCATGTCGACCAGCCGGCGGTTCACCGGGTGGAAGCCGTCCACGCTCGGCGCAGGTTTTGCGCGCTCTCGCTCCACGTCCAGGATGAACGATGCGACCGCCGCCAGCATGGTTAGTTTGATTAGGATGGCGACTAAGTCTGGCATTCGTTCTCACTCAGGAAGCTGGCGTTGACCCAGGCCACGTCGCCGTTCCATTCGATCTGTGCCCAGCCTCCCAGGCATTCGCCGGTCAGGGTTACATTGTCGCCGGAGTAGAGATAGCCGATCACAGACGCGTTCTCGTTCGGCTCCTGCCGGACGTGGAGGGACTGGATCGCCGTGACTGTGGAAACTGTTGGCAGTTCCGCGGTAGGCGTTGATACTGCGGGGACTGCCAACGCTTCGGCGGTCGGGGTGGGTGAAACTGTTGGCAACGGGTCTGTGATCGCCGGCATGATCTCAGGAGAGCAGGCCGCGAGTATCAGGCTTGCCAGTATCAGATGTTTTGCCAGTATCGAATTCATAGTTCAGCCTCTTGTCACCGCGATACTGTCAATCAGGATGTTTCCTTTGCCAGTATCGAATCCAAAGGAATGTTCGGGATGCTCAACTGCTATGTAAATCTTCCCGTCCTTTGCCAGTATCGCGACTTTGCACCCGAACGAGCGGAGGTCGAAACAGTCGGTCTGCAAGAGTGATACTGTCTCGCCCAGGGTCTGCGGCTTTGTTCCGTTCGTTTCTTTCGCGATACTGGCTGGCTCGATACTGGCGACTTCGGGGAGTGGTTGCGATGGGGCCGCCGTAGGGTCGTTTTCGCTTGCCAGTATCGGGGTCTTTGTAGTCCCATTGCCAGTAGTGATGTCCGGTTTTTCGAGTTGTTCCATCTTTACCTTTGCGCTTTCCTTCAAAGAACGAGATACGTCTGCCTTCAGAAACGTCCGTGCCAGTATCGCTTGCCAGTATCGAATCCAATTGTTCCAGTACCGATACTGACACGGACTCTGCTCTATACACCTCCGCCGGCTCTACCTCCGCGACGGAGGCCGGATAGGGTCCGGGCTGCTGTGCCCGTTGTTTCCGGCTTCTGTTGACACTCGCAGGGTCCGCTCCATATCCTGCCAACTCTTTTCGCCCTGCTCCCTTCCGAGTACCGGGGCGCTCTCCTCTGCCAGTTCTTTGTAGCGTTTGGCGCGGGCTTGCGCCATGTTTTTTCGTGCGTCGGCGTCTGCCTGTTTGATCGCCTTCTCCGCCTCCCTGTTCGTCTTGGCAATCACGCGCCGCAGCGACGCTTCCTCGCTGAAGAAGTAGTGCAGGGTTGCCAGCACTCCCTGCGCTACCGCAAGAGTCGGAACCACATACACCACCGTCTTTTGTGCCCACTCCGGCACATTTGCAAAGACAGTAAAGATCTGTTCGAGCTGCGCATTCTTCGCCACAATAGTCACAGAGGCCAGGTCGGTCACGGCGATAGAGACCCACGCCAACCCGGACCCAAGGATAGCGGCTCCCATCTGTACATAATTGCCGTAGTCCTCGATCCGGTTTGCCCAATACAGACTCGCCCCCTCCGCCAGGAGGACGAGAGCGATCACATAGAGCCAGTTGTGGGTGTACGACCATGCGGCGTAACCTGTCAGGCAACCCGTCACGGTCAGGGCGGCATAGCGAAGCCAGTGCCGGGAGAGTCCGGCGAAAAAGTTGATCAGTTTTCGATTTGTCTGGTTTTGGTTTTCTGTTTCCATAACTAAATTCCTTTCCTACAAATCGTCGTTATCGACAAATGAGATTTCCCAGCGGTTGGGTCCAACGTGCGTATGCACTTCGGTAACATTGCCGGCCTCGGTCGTGCCGGCTGTGATCCTGCTGACATCCTCGCCGCTGCAGGCCCGCACCTCGATGACCGTCCGACCGCACTTGTCTTTGTGCGTGCCGGTGATCGAAGGCGGAATATATACGTCGTAGGGGTCTGGCTGGGAAGCTAACTCGGACATAATCCCTACTGTGTGGCGAACTAAAGATTTCAAGAAACTCATACGGTGCTCCTTTTGGTAAAATCTGGCTGTCCGCTTGCGCGGGTAGGTGCTCCGCTGCTCTTGCCAGCAGCTCCGCGCAGGCGGACACTAATTATTTGCTTGCCCGTCTCTTCTCGACCAGATCCAGGACAAACGCGGCGAGCAGGATGAGCGCAGACGCAATGCCGACGACGATCCAGTAGATGTCTATAAGGCGCAGCGTCATATATGCGATCACGACGAACAACACAAGCGTGTAGTATCGTTCGCGCTTTGCCTGAGCTGCTCGGGCGATCTCGTCGGCGCGGTCTGCGTCGGCAGTGAAGGGAGTCATTTCTTTGCCGCCTTCATACCTTCCTTGAAGGCTTCGTTTAGCCGCTTGAAATCCTCTTCTTTCCCGCCAACGTCGGGGTGGTGGACCATCGACAGGGCACGGAAGGCGCTGCGGATATCCTCACGCGTGGCGTCTGCCTGCACGCCCAATATCTTGAACCATGGATCCTTCCCATCCCCAAGCAGCAGGGCAGTGTCGTCCGGCGTTGCCAGGAAGCCATTGAAAATACGGTCGAATTCGATGTCGAAGGACGACTCGATAATGTCTTCGGCGTAGACTTCCAGCGCCCGGTACAGGTACTCGATCTGTAAGCCGATCACCCGCAGGTTGTCCAGGGAGTTTTCGTACTTTGAGCACTCCCGGACGTAGCGCTTCCCGGCGCGGTCGAAGGTGACTTTCACGCCGCCGCCCATCACGTCCTGCTCCAGGCGCAGGGACGTGGCATTGATCTTTGTCATGACCCGCTGGAGGTCGCGGGTGGTCGTGCTCTGTTGTGCCGCAAAACGTCGTGGCATTACAAAATTCCTTTCTCGATCAGGATCGACATCACAACAATGACGACGATAGCCCATATAATGGGGGCGCATCCGTCCCGCCAATCACCGCCGCCTGAACCCGGGAAGGTGCTAGGAAACATGCTCATGGATCACCTCCACTTCTCGCATCGAAGAATTCCCGGTGGGTATCTGGCTGGTTTCATAAGTCCTCTCTTTCTGAATAAAAACTATCGGTATTTTTTCTGTGATCGGCTGCGCGCCCTTGCACATCCACACATCGCGGATGTCCAGGACCGTCTCGGCCGTGACGACCGCGCGGGCCGGGGTGAGGGGAAAGTGGCAATGAGGGCAGGTGATCATAGCTAAAACCGATAGCCTTCCGGCATGACTTTGCGCCCATCCGGTCCATTCAGATACACAACCGGACCCAGGCGGCGATCTGCAAGGCGACTCCTGAGGTACCCATCCAGCGCAGCTTCGCTTTTGTTGGAAGCGATCACCGTCAGGGCTTCCTCCCGGATCGCCCGCATGTAGCGCTGGTCAAGGAGTTGGAAGAGTCGCTCCTGCGCCCACGGCGTATCGTTGGATTTATCCAACTCATCCAGAAAGAGCACATCCCGCGAAACCCACCAGTCGATCCGGCGCAGAAGTTCGGTGGTCTTATGTTCCTGTGCATCAAATGCCAGGCGGATATCATCCAGGACCGAGGACATATTGGCATAAGCCGCGCGCTTTCCATCTCGCAGGGCTGTGGAAGTCAGGATCTTGCCGATCAATGTCTTTGCCTGCCCCCATGTGCCCCACAGAAAGATCATGCCGTAACCACGCATGTAAGCCGGGCGCACGGCATCCATAGCCAATACACCGTCTGAGACTCCGGGTTTGATCAGCGACCAATCCATGTTCAATTCATCCTCTCGCAGTCCCATACGGGAATAATCGGGCTTGTTCTTCTCAGCCAGAAGCCGGGCCCGCATCTGCGAGGTGCAGGGACAGGTGAACCAGGTTCCGTATTTCTCGGACTTCTTCCAGCCCCATCCGCCACAGTGGCGGCAGTCCGAGTCAGCGTCCGAGTGCGGAGTGGGCGGGCGCTCCGGCGCGCCAGGAACGCCACGGCTTTGGATCCTCTCTCGCAGAGTGAGGGACTCTTTTCGCAAAGTTGATAATGTCATTTCATGCCTCCAAACATTTCATCTGCTCTGGCGCGGGCAAGTTCCAGCTCTTCGCCGGTGAGTTCGGGTTGAACCGGAGACCCAGCGCGTTTTCCATTGGAGCGGGAGGGTTTCTCTTTCCAGTTCTTCACGGCTGTCTCCAGACTGTCCAGCAGGCCGGCGCGGTTCATCAGGTGGATCTCTTTCTTGAAAGCCCACTGTAACAACTCTTCGGCTTGGTCTTCGCCGGCCGCCTCGTAAATGACCATCCAGCGGAGAAGCTCTTTTTCGCTAAGGAATTTTCCGAAGTAGCCTCTGAATATTTCTAAGGCAGGGCGGTCGCTATTAATTAATGTGTTTCCCTGGGTTTCCCTGGGTTTTGTGTTGTTGTCCGACAGCACACTAGTCTGTTGTGGGACAACAGGGGTAGGGTGTTGTGGGACAACAGGCTCGCTTTCTTTTTGGGTGTGTTGTGGGACAACAGACCTTGCTTTTTCGGTCCGTACACGCTCTCGCTCTTCTTGTTCCGCTAGTCTTTTTTCAAGAAGATCCCAGTTGATTTCTTTCTCGTTATCTTGTAGCCAGTATTCCTGCCCTCTGCGCGGATCAGCTTTGTCGGTGGTTGGCAGAAGAATGTTGAACTTATACAAGGCGTACAGCGCACGTCGAACAGCGCCTGTCTTTAGTCCGCAACCTTTTGATAAATCGCTTCCGTCTTTCGTTGACTTTACGCCCTCGACAAACTGCGAGAGGCTGATATTGTCTTTCCGGCTTGAAATATTCTCCTGAAAGCCAAGGATGCGACGCACAGCAAAAGTCAGCACAACATTCTCCTCAGGCGTGAGGTAGTACATCAAACGATCAATAAAGATGTTTGGGTGCTGGAATGTGTTTGGCAGTATAGCGTTGCCGGATTCGCTGATCTTCATTTCGGCGCCTTCGCTTTTGCCTTCTCCGCCTGAAGAACAGCCAGGATCGCCCGGCGTTTACTCGCGACAGCCTCAATGATGGCGCGCTCGGCAGGTTTGAGCACTTTGTACTTCGGGGTTGTCTCGTCGGTTTTGTAAATTGTCATCATTGCCTCTATGCCGTTTGCGGCATTCCAAGTGCTAAAAACTTATCCAGGTTTTTTGCGACCTGCTCGCGTGGTACAAACTTCAAACTCTCGAAATAATCAGTTGTCGGGTGCAGTAGACCTTCGCGCACCGCGTAGTATGCAGCGACATACGGCTTGAACCATTCCGAATGGGGGAACATCCATTCTCGGTCCATCACCACTTTGCTTTGAATTGATAGGTGACATCGCTGGCAAAGCGGCGGGATGTTCCACCAGGCACAGTTCACAGGGTTGATGTCCAGGTGGTGGACGGTCAGGGTGTAGCCGTTTTGCGGGTCGTGCAGTTTGCCGCAGCGCACACACTTCCACTGCGCGGCGTCTTTGACGGCCTTGGCGATCTCGCGCCAGTTGTCCGGGTATTTGCTGTCTGGAGGGCTTTTTCGTTTCATTGCCTTTTCCTTTCGCCTGGGTGAGCGCCAGTACCCACCCAGGCTTCGTAAAGGAGGTGCATCAGCGCGTAGGAGTCGCGCGAAATGCCTAATTGGGTTGCGGCTCGCCCTGTGGGTTCGCCACGAATTTCTTGAACTCTTCCTTCGGCATCGGGTTCTTCAGCCTGCCGTCCGCGATTGCCTTCTCGATAGATTGCTTTGCGGATTTCGCCGGGATGTTCCATACATTCGCGGCAAAGCCAACGGCTTGCTTGTCGAGTGGGTCGATCATCTGGATCTCGACAGGTGGCGCCGGCGCTTCCTGCTCCGCCTCTTCCTGGATCTCCTCAGCCGTAACAGGAATGTCTTCCTCTTCGATCTCTTCGGGTTCGTTCACACCTTGCACTTCGGGACCAGTGTCCAGGAGCGCCACGGCCGGCATTGCCAGCTTCCTGCTCTTGGCGAGTGCCAGTTCCACAAATTCAGGATCGGCTTCAATGTGAACAAGCCAGCGTTTCATGCGGCCTTGTTTGCCGGCCTCGTCGGTGTAGGCGATCATCTGAGGTTTACGGCGCAAGATCAATGGCACTCCCGCGAAGGGGAGCCCGAGTTGGTCACAGAAGACCTTGATCGCCCCAAGCTCTCCGCTATCGGGTCCGCCCAGCGCAATGATGTCGTTCAGAGACGTGGTAGGCAGGAGCAGGTAGCCAAGCCGCTTGAGTTCGTACAGAGTGACGCGCAATCTGCCGACCGGCTTGGCTTCGACGATTGTCTTTTCTGTGCGATGGAAAACCATACCCTCCACGAAAGAGACAGGCTGCCCGACGCGCATGGGAACTTCCAGAGGCTCGGTGTGTTTGCCTTCGGTCTTGCGCCAGATCTTCGCAGTGTGATCGAGCAGCGCCAAGCCATTCTTGATCAGGGTTTGTTTACCCTCTTTCCAGTAGAGAATGAATTCGCCGTCGCTGCGGGCGATCAGGCGATTCGATGTATACGCCTCCAGCCAGGCGCTCCAGACCCGGTCGATCTCGTTGAACGGGAACGTCACACGCAGGGCAGAAGGGCGTTCGCCGTATATTTTTGTGAAGGTTTCGCGCGCCTTCACTTCCGACTCGTCGATCTCGACCCTGAAATATTGCAAGTCCTTGCCCTGGATCTCGTACTCCCGGCCGTCTTTCACACGCTTCTCTTTCGGCGAACCCTTGCGGATCACGCCGATCTGCGGGAAAGACAAACCCCTGTCTGATAAACCTTTTATTGGCACAGTAACCTCCTATTCAAAATCCAATATCTTTCAAATTCTTTTCGACAGTCTGCTTCTCGTGCAGACCCATGATCTCGCGCAAGTTCCGCTCGGCTTCAAACAACTCGCTTGTGCTCTCCTCCCGCCGGCGCTCTGCAAACGCCTTCGAGGTGTATCCCTTCGTCTCCTCGCCGCAACCAGGACAGACGGCATACCATCTGCCTTCGATGTAGTGAAACGAGAGACTCCCCCAGCAGGTCGAGCAGACGTAATCCCTGAGGATGTCATCCAGTTCATCGCGAGACAGAGGGGAGACGGAATAAGCCACTACTTTCCCTTCTTCCCATGCACCGGGCAATTCGGGTTGTCGCCGGCCCGCTCCAGGCAACAACACAGCTTCGAGATATCGGGGTCTTTTACGATGTCCTTCGGCTCTACCTTGGGATCTGCCAGGCTTTGGATGAATTCCAGCCGTTCCAATAATTGTGTTTGCATTGCAATTCTCCTGTGGTATAAATACAGTGTTTCTCTATCAAATTTAGAGAGACACCAAACGCCAGGCAGGCCACCTCGGAGGGTGGTCTGCCACTTTAAACAGACTTTACCTTTTCCACAAAATCGGCGCGGCGTGCAGCCAGAAGCCCCGCCGGATATTCCACCTCGATCGCCGCAATTCTTTCCAGCATCTGCGCAGTCTCTTCCTGCTTCTCTTCAAGTCCGCGCCGGAAGGCAGCCGCCATGTGCTCCCAGACTTCCACAAAGCCGGTATGTTTGCATGCCATACAAGCCAGCTCCCCGCTCGGAGGCAGGGAGATTACATGCGCGCCGCACTCTTCGCACAGGCGCACGAGGCGGGAGACAACGAGTATTTGTTTTTCATAGTCGTGGGGGGCAGTACGGGTGATAGCCATTTACCAAACGCCTTTCTCGGGGGTGAGCCTGTCTGACAAGTCGGAGTGTCAGACGGGGATGGGCTGTTTATTTTTCTAGTTACATTCGTCCATTGAAAACAGTGATTCTGCGTGCATAATTAGAGATGTGGGAAATTCATGACTTAGGGGACATAATTTTGATTAGATGGAATGGTACCGTAAATAGGCACCTTACCTGAGTATGGACGACGCAACACAAGCCTTTTGAAGGGGTGTGTTGCGCCGTATTTTTGTATTGGGAGGTCGTGATCATAAGTTCCTTTGTCTGATTACTTGACGAGTTCAACCTTGATTGGTTACATGATAGCACTTTTGCCTTTGGTTGTCAATAGCTATTGACAATACTTTTTTATTATGCTATATTAGGAGAATGGAAGAAGTGAAATTAACCCCCGAACAGTTTGAGAGCACAAAGCGCGCCTACGAAGAAGCCGTAAAAGAGCGCGCTAGGCAAGTCAGGATTATGAGGGAGGAATTAGGCTGGAGCTTTGAAAAGATTGGAGCCGAGTTTGGTATATCAAGACAGGCCGCTCAAAATATATATAAGAACCTCAAGGAAGAATAAATAAAACCCTCGCGGCGTGCGCGAACACGTCCGAGGGATTGATCTCTGCGCACTGGAGGCGCTTCGACATGAAAATGATACCACTCTCTCAAGGAAAATCTGCTATTGTGGACGACGAAGACTACGAAGGGTTGATGCGATGGAAATGGGGAGCGCACTACGTTAGAAAATACAATGAGTGGTCTGTGGTTCGCTCAGAGCATAAATTGACTGGGCGTAAGTTTATTTATATTCACCGACAGATTATGAACGCACCTGGCGGAATGGAGGTTGACCACAAGGATGGCAATCGATTCAACAACCAGAAAAGCAACCTGCGTCTTTGTAGTCATCAGCAAAACATGTTCAATCGTAGGCCGCAAAAAGGATCGGTGTCTATATACAAGGGCGTGTCTTGGCATAAAGGTAATCAGAAATGGCAAGCCAGAATAACGGTGAGCGGGAAACCGATTCATCTGGGTTATTATGGTAGCGAAATTGAGGCCGCGAAAACGTACGACGATTCGGCAATTAAATATTACGGAGACTATGCTTATCTGAACTTTCCAGGAGAATCATGAAGCGTCAGTTCCGCCCTGATTTAACTGATTACCTTCCATACGTGGAGGCTCTCAAAGACAGGTTGAACGACGACGGTCTTTATACGATGTCTTTGACAGACGCGGTAAAGATTGCAGTCGAGAAAGCGATCGAGAAAGTCGTTCCCGATGTCATTGTTAATAAAAAACGTAAGAAGTACATCAGGATTAATTTCTGAGTGTACATTCAGCTTAATCACTAGTTGGGCGGACTCGCCCGAAAGAAGGTAATATGCAATCAGTTTCTTTAGTTGTTCGTGTTGATGCTGGCGCGGTGAATATCACCCCCGAATTAGTTGAAGAGGCTATAAATTTCTACATTGGTTCAGATGGTGCTGTGTCTGTATTTCACGCCGCCCAACAAAGCGTGCACTTGACGGGGGGCGGGCTGTGTGTTTGCGATGTTGATCCCTCCGTCAATCGTATTGATGGTGTCTGCCTACTCTGCGGGCTCCCCCGCAAGTAACGCAAGCCGTTCGGTGGCGCTCGGAGACTGATGAGTACATCAGCCCCCTCGTTAGCCCCCGTTTGCCCGCAATGAGAAGTTAGGTACTACATGGCTAAATGTGTTGAGTGTGAAAATAAAGCGATTGGCTATATAGGCAACATTCCCGTGTGTGGGATGAGTTGCGGAAAGGTCGTACTTATGAAAGTTATGAAACGATCAATATCTATCTGCCCTAAATGCGGGGCGGATATGGATCTAAAGATCGATGATGGGCGGTCGTGGCGTGAATGTTATATCTGTCATTACATCCAGGATGATGCCCCGGAGCCCGCAGTGTCGAATCCTCGCCTCGCCACCGAACGGGGCGCGGGATCATTCACGTAGTTCTTGAAAGCAAAGAGGTGTCATGAGCAAAGAAGAATTCATTATCTGGGTATTCTTGTTTGTTGCGATAGCTTCCCTAATTAGGGATGTGGCGTCTCTTCGTCATGAGATAGCAAAATTGACTTCTTCGTTACGCGCCACCGAACTACGGAATGAAGCGATCGGGGCAGGGGCGGACGAATTAGGGAATTTCGTCTCTTGCCCAAAATGTGGCGAACGCCGCAATCAATATGGCGATTCTGTAATCGCTTGCCAGCATTGTGGTGA